CCGTCAATACCAACTGTAAGTGGTACCGCCCATCGCTCATCGGACATAGCCTTTACGATAATGTCCTTAATTTCCGTCATATCTTCATTTGGAACATCTGCAATAATTTCGTCGTGTACTGGAAGAAGTAAGTACTGTCCAGCATCCGATTCATCAAGTCTTACAAGTGCTTCTTTAAACACATCAGCAGCCATTCCTTGAATGAGAGCATTTACTAAAGCATAATCACGGTCGTTGTCGCTTTTTTGAAGACGACCAAGAGGAGTGTTAACATATGCAACTCCTTCGCTATGTTTTCTTTGCTCAACCGTACGGCTTACATGATTCTGGAATTCTTTTACTCCAGGAAACATAGCATCATAATTGTTCAAAAACTCTCTTGCATTTTCTAAAGAAATACCAGCAGTAAGTGCAATTTTATCTGGCCCTGCACCGTAAATCTTTGCAAAACCTACACTCTTTGCAATTTGTCTACGAGGGTCATTCTTTTCAATTGTTGAGTCGTTATACACTCTTTGCGCAGTTGCTAAGTGGATGTCGCCAGAGTTAATTGCATCAATCAGACCTTTATCTTGAGCAAAATGCGCTAGGCATCTCATTTCAACACCGTCAAAGTCTGCACTTACAAGAGAGTGTCCTTCACGTGGAATAAAACAGTCACGAACAATTCGACCACGTGGAAGAGTTTGCAGCGCTGGTCTTTCCATAGACATACGACCAGTACGAGCACCAAGTTGATTTATACGAGGATGCACAAAACCATCAGCATCAACTGACTCAAGAAAAACATCAAGATATGTTGAGCGAATTTTCTCAGACTTTCTTCTTGCGTACACTTGATACGCTAAAGTTTGGCCTTCAGTAAATGTTGTTCTATCAACTTCTTCAATGGGACCGCCAATGATTGACATCATCACATCTTCATCAAGAGCATACGCTCCACTGGCCGTTCTTGCTGTAAGATTTACTCCTAATTGAAGAAGCTTTTCAGTTACTTCTCGGTTAGAACCTGGACTAATTCCATATTGAGAATTGCACCATTCGCTTACTCCAACCGCAAAGGCTGTTAGTTCTTTAGACTTGGTTCTAGTGTACTCTAAATCAATTCTAGAGCCGCGTTCTTCCATATCTGCAAGAACCCACATAACTGCTTGTTCAAGGTCGTACACATCGCTATACGACTTTCTTATATCTTTGTAAAGCTTTTCAAACATATGTGCTGTAAGCACCGTATCCATTGCACCATAGCACCAGTATAATTGAAAGTCTACAGGTACTGTGCCCCACGTCCATTTCTGGGCAGACATTGCTTCATCAAGAGCACGACTTGCGTACGCAGCCGTCGGGTCAACAAGACGAGCAGCATTCGGCTTAAGAGCCGTAGACATTGCAGGGTCTAAGATGTGGCACATAAGACGAGTGTCATGTATGTTTGCACGGTTAAGTTTCTTGCCGATATTTTTTTCTAAGAAACGAACGTCAAACTTTGAGTTGTGGCCGACCATTTCTCCTTCATACACCGTCAAAGCTTCAACAGCAACTCCACCCCAACGGTCCCAAGGAATAGCCCAACCGGTATGTAAATCTCCAAATTGAACTAGACGAAGCACGTCTTTATCAGGGTCAAGCCCAGAAGTTTCTGTGTCAAACCCAAGCACTGACCGTCGCTGTCCAAGCCAAGTCATGAATTCCTGAGCTTTTTCTACAGAATCTACAAGTTCAAGATTTACGTCTTCTAAAGCCATGTCTTCTCCGTCAATTCTACTTTAATGCCATATTCTTCAAGAAGAGCTTTTGTTGCTTCTGGATTACGTTTCTTTTCATAATCAGTAAGTAGCATAACAACAGATTTAATTCCTGAGCCAGCAATTGTAAGAGCGCATCTCATACACGTTACTCCATTAACGTAAAGCACTGGATTTTTTTCAACCCAAAGATTATTTGCTCTTAGTATTGCATTTACTTCTGCGTGTACTGCATGGCAATCAAGATAATCTTTGTCTACCATTCTTCCAAGTTCTGCATTAATAGTGCGTGCGCACCAGTTTATACAACTACCATCTTGCTGCTTTCCAGCCGGTGGACCGTTGTAACCTACAGAAAGTACTCGATTATCTTCTGAAACAATTACTGCTCCATATTGAGCACGAGAACACTGACTTCTTCGGCCGACAAGAATTGCAGTGTCTAACCACAATTCATTCCAAGAAAGACGGTGCGTATTCATATTATTTGCTACTAATCTTTAATTGTTGGCTAATGTGCCATGCTTCTGTGGCACTTAGTGGTCCAACCGTCATAGGCTTTTCAATAAGTGTACGAGCACGTTCTTGAATTTCTTTAAAGCTAATTCCAGGAACTCCAACACCGTCGTGTTTCATTAAATCTTTGACTGGTGCAGTAAGAGTTTCATACTTGTCATAATCTTTTTCGTATAAGTGAAAAGAAATTGCGTGGTGATAGTAATCTCCTGCTTCAATTTCTAATGTGTTGGCCATGGCCAATTGAAGTTGAGAGAACTGGCCCCAGTCATGAGGAGTTCCCCACCAGACATCATTACTTCTCATTGTGACATGAAGTACTAACTTATTGTTACGAATAAAGAATTGAAGAAGAGACGTGCAAGGAACATCTTTTGGTTGTTGTTCTCTGTACGCGTCAAACACTGGGTCCCAAATTGTAATAACGGCTTGACGAGAATCTCTGTCAAGGCGAAGACGACTCATTGCTGCTTCTAATTGCATGCCAATTCGTATTCCATACGCGCCGTGGAATGTTCCGCCGTCCATGTACTTACCCATTTCAGGAGCAGCGTCTACTGTTCTTTGCGGATAAGAAGTAGTTGAAATAAGTTGTAAGCCTTCCATACTAATTAGTTTAGTACTAAGCTTACGGTTGATGCCTTCAACAATTGCATAGTGCGGGTCAAGTTTCATAACAACATCAAAGACTTCTCGTGTCTCAAATCCACGAGGACGAGTTACTTCTCCATTATCATAAAGCCATTTTAGTAGCCGTGGATAATCGTATTGGACATTTTCAATGTTAAATGAATGGCCTAGTTGTTCCATGTTTTCTCCTCAATTTGTGTAAATGGAATTCGACAATACGTACATGCATCTGCCGAAGCTTGGTCAAGAGCAAAAACCTGTGGATTATAAAGCGCATCCCATACACGGTCTAGTTGCTCAGACGAATCAATGAATCCTGCTGAAAAAGGATTTTCAAGTCCAAACTTTTTAATAATTTTGTACGCCAAAGTATTGTCATACGGCATAAAAGAAATTGGAGTTGCAGACATTCCAACATAAAGTTCATTAGGTCGGCTAGGACCAACATAAGAAAGAAATCTACTAATTTGCTTAGCTCTAAATACTGCTTTTCTTGCTGCTTCAATAAATGTTTCAGTTGGATGAAATCCTGATGTAGATAAAAGATGCGGAAGAGGAGTTTTGTTAATAGCAATGCGGTAGTAGTCAATTACCGTCTGTACTTCATCTCGGTTGAGATAATCCTCGCCTCTTTGTTCCATGCGCTCAAGAAGAGCCGCAAGAGGCATCTCAGTGTAGACTAGAAACGCTCCTTTTGCAGTAAGGTATGAGTTCATATGCCAGCGAACTACTGGGTCAAGACCGCCATCGTTTCTTTTAATTGGACCGTAGACGTCAGGACCAATATGCCATCGGTCACAAACAATGGATACTCCAGAATCTGGAATGTAATCAAAAAAAGGAAGTTCATATTCATCAAGAACATGAGATACTGGAACACCTCGGTGTAACAATTCAACCTGTTCACCTTGATGCGAAAGAGATGTAACTAGTTCACTTGCAAGGGTAGATTTGCCTGAGCAGTCGACACCCTCAAGAATTATTAACACGCGTCCTCCGTTTCTAAAACTACAAAATGTTTATACTACTCTATCCGTTGTGGAGCGTAAAATGCATACTTTATTCCGGAATCTTTTTCTGCCGCTTCAAGAAGCGCAGAAGTAGAAGTTTTAGGTATGTACCAAACACCGTCAGAATCGCGAAGACGTAGTCTTTCAATAATTGCTTGAGGGTCATCTGATACTTGAGCCCATTCACGATTTACTTCGTGAACAACATCTTCTCTAAGATTTGGCTTGCAAGTAGGGCAAGGAATTGCTGACTTAAGAGCAACAACTGCTGAGACATTCTTTTCTTTCATTTGAGAGCAATTGACACGGTGGACAACAAGACTCTTTCCAGACCCAGCAACAATGTACTTTCCGCCGACAGTTTTGTAGATATCTACAACAAACCAACGCGGTTTGCTTGGATTATACGATGAAGAATTAGAAAGATGAAAGCCTTCAAAGTCAAGCTGGCGACCTTTATCGTAGACGGTAAAGAATTGCGGTTGCATAGAAATCTAATCTATCACTATTTAGTTGAAAAATCCGTACTTCTTGGAAGTAAACCGCTGCACTGAGACGCCTTCATATCTTTTGCACAAATAATTCAGACTTACAAACATTGGGTCATAAGAACCGTCATGTACTTCATGCTTAACAATGATGCCACGCCAGTGAGAATTACCTTGGTATCCTTTGTAATCTTCATCATGAAGGTAGCAAGCTCCAGCAATAAGACCGTGTTGACTTCTTCCGCCAACAAAACGAAGACCGTAGAGAAGCGTTTGTTGATGACCCATTGTAAATGACGTTCCGATTGTCTTTAATCGAGATTCTGCCATTCCACTATAAGGAATGCCAGTCATTGGGTTATAAAAGTAATGAGCATACGTGACACCGTCAAGAATTATAGGTTTAAGAAACGGATGAACTTCCCAGCCATGTTGAGCATAGTTTAAGTCATCAGT